CAATGATCATGCGATGGACAGTTTGAGGTACATGATCATGCAATTCATGAGATATAATGCTCATCAATAGGAGAATACAATGAAAGGGGACAAATACATTTTGGGAATTTCAGGAGGAAAGGACAGCACAGCTATGATTCTTGAAATGCTATATGAAAGAAATGTTTCTATTGATAAACTAGAATTTGTATTTCTAGATACTGGATGGGAATCTGAAATTACATATCAATACATTAAATACCTAGAAAAAGAATTGAATATTGATATAAAAAAACTCCAAGCAAAATATACAATAAAAGATGAACATAAAGAAGTATATTCTAAAATCGTTACAATACTTGGAAAAGAAAGCAACATGGTCAAACAGATCTTGAATCAAAAAATGTTTCCTTCAGGCTATGCGCAATGGTGTACAAGGCAATTGAAAATAAAGCCGTTGAAGGATTATTTTAATACTATTGATTTTGATCCTATAAACACAATAGGAATAAGAAGAGAAGAGAGCAAAAGAAGATCTAAAATGACAGAATATGAATTTAGTGATTATCTAGATTGTTGGGTATATAGACCGATTCTAGATATGAAGATTGATCAAGTTATACAATTACATCACAAATATAACATTCTTCCTAATGATCTATACATCAAAGGCAATCAACAAAGAGTAGGTTGTTATCCTTGTATAAGATCAAATAAAAAAGAACTAGCAAATTTTAATGATAAAAAAATCATACAAGTCATTAAAATTCTAGAAGAGTACATATCAGAAAAAAGAGAAAAGCAATGTACATTTTTTAAGAGTGGAAAAATAGAGGATGTCTTAGAGTGGAGTAGAACCTCAAGAGGAGGAAAGCAATTTTATTTATTTAATTTAAACGCGCCCGAATGTAAAAAATGGGGCATGTGTGGAATATAGGAGAATACAATGATTGAATTGATACATGGTGATTGTTTGCAGGCTATGAAGCAAATGAATGACAATCAATTCAGTATGGCTATTTGCGATCCTCCTTTTGGGATAGGAAACTTTGTTCAAAACACAGGAAATAAAAGAGGAGAATTTGTAGATTGGAATAATGAAATTCCATCTGAGGAATATTTTGCAGAGCTGAGAAGAATATCAAAAAATAGAATTGTATTTGGTGCAAATTATTATAATTGCTTTGAAGGGAAACATGGATCTATAGTTTGGATTAAAAATCAACCCATGCCAAACTTCTCCAAAGCTGTAATAGCCTCTTGTACGTTTCATAAAAAAATAGAAGTTTATACTCAAACATGGACAAACTTTGTAGCAAAAGGAAGAACCACAAAACATCCTTGTGAGATGCCAGTAGATCTTTTCTGTTGGATTCTCAATAATTATGCAAAAGTAGAAGATACAATTCTCGATACTCATGCAGGATCTGCTTCTTTAGCTATTGCTTGTGATAAGCTGGGATTTGATTATGTAGGATTTGAAAAGAATGAAGAGTATTATCTACAAGCAAAAGAGAGAATAAAAAAACATCAATCACAATTAAAATTATTTACTTGAGAGGATCACATGTCGGACAATTATTTCGTTAGGTTATACAATGCTATAATAGGCAAGAGTTATGCAAAGCAAATAGAGAAGCCAAAAGATGAGAATCGCGGTGCTAGTTGGAATAGTGCAGGTGGTGTCAATAATACATTCTCAGCACAAGTTTCAATGGATGCCTTTGGTATTCATGGCTATACTCATGCAGGCGTCAAAAGACTATCTCAGGATCTTGCTGCTCTTCCTCTGAAGTTGATCAAAGGATATGGAGAAAAAGCAGTTGAAATAATGGATCATCCTGTTTTGGATCTTCTCAGAATGCCCACAACAGATATAGATGAGTATCTTTTTAGAGAGCAGCTATGCATTGATATTACATTATCAGGAAACTGTTATATATTACTTCTCGGTTCTTCTGATCGTCCTGTTTCAATGGTGAGATTGCATCCAGAAGAGGTTAGAATAGTTACAGATCCTCAAAAAGGGCTTATAGGATATGAGCATAATTCATCGGGTTCTGTTGTTGTTTATCCTCCTGGTCGTATCATACATGGGAAGAATGCAGGGTATCAAAAAGGCCCTCAAGCCCTGTATGGAACAGGAGCAATACAACCCCTAGCAAGAGAACTAGATGCTGATCTCAACTCTCAAAAACTCGTATCAGAAGCAACTCAAAAAGGGCGGCCCGATGTTCTTCTATCACCAAAAGAAGACGGGGATATATGGCCTATTGAGGTAAGAAGACAGATATTAGATCAATATGCAGGAATGCAGAAAAGTGGTGGGGCTATGGTGCTTTCTGGACAGGTAAATGTTGATCTTCTTCAACTGTCACCTCGTGAAATGGAGTTCCAAGCATCTCGAACATTTGCACGTGAATCGATCTCTGCTGTTTTAGGAGTTCCTCCATCCGTTTTAGGTCTTCCTACTGCAAACTATGCCCTCGGGCGTCAACAAGCGGTAGAATACTGGAGTAACCAAATAAAGAAAGGAAAGAGAATAGCATTGTTATTTACTCGGATTGCTAGACTTTGGGAAGATGATCTACATTTTGAGCATGATTATTCTGATGTTGAAGCATTACAATCTGTTAGAGATGCAAAACTTTTAAGGATTGAAAAACATGTCTTTTTAGGTGTTCCTGCTCCCCTCGCTTATGCTGCTGAGGGTCTTGAGTATCCAAGAGAGGAAAAAGAAGCTCAAGATATAGGAGAGGAAGAAGATGAAAATGTTAGGCTCTTAAGATTGTTTGATCAAATAGGTCAAGATAATTATACCGATGAGGTCAAACTATTTTCTTCAGAATATCGATCTGATATTGAAGTTGTAAATGTTCCATCAAATCCACAAGTACAGGAAGAAGAAGAGATACTAAAAAGCATATTAGGTCTCCCTCCAAACTGGAGAGACTATCAAGAGGCTCATCTATTCTTCAATAGCAATCAGGATCAAATGAAAGAGGGCTACTATATCAGAATAGGAAGAAGATTAAACACTGATGATATTCTTAATGCTGCTCCAGAAACAGGAAAAATAGCGATATTCAAAGACCTTTTAGATCTTGCTGTTGATCATCTCAATGGTAGATTCGGAAGACCTCCAATCACAGAAGAAGAGAGAAGATCAGCATATCAAATCATTGTACAGTATTTTGATGTATTAAAAATGAGTGCTCCTGCTCTTTTAGATAGCTACTTAGAATTTGATAGTAAAAAAAAAGTTACTGAAGAACTTACCAACTTCCCAAAAAGAGGGGACAACAAAAAGATCTCACTTAGAAACAGTCAATACAGGACTTTTGACGTTGATTATGCTAAAAAACTTAAAGTAGACTATCCTAGTATTTGGAGAGCAGGGGGTAATATACGAGGTAATGAGCAGTTCAAAAAACTTGTTCCTATATCAGAGCAGGGAGGAAAAGCAACAAGCTTATCAGAAGAGCGAGCGATCAAACTAAGAGAAGCATGGATCGCTCGACATCTCAAAGATGGATCTCAGTTTTCAGACTCTGAACATCCTATAAACATCTCAACGATTGCGGGTATTGTTGCACAGATCAAATGGTTAGCAATTGGATCAATAGGTCAATCCAAAATGAAGAAGATTATTAACCAGATGAAGAAAAAAGTAGATGCTAAAAAAAAGATCGAACGGGGTCAAGTTAGGACATGGAAAGCATGGATAAAAAACTCTCAGGGAAAAGCAGAGAAAGATCTATTGAGAGCCTTTAGAAGTTATTTAACAGCTGCAAAAAACAGATATGTAAAGCGAATTAATGACATAGAAGAAAAAGGAATTTTAAAAGGACAGATTGTATTCGGTGCAAGCTTATTGGATCTCGTAACAGAAAGAGAAGAACTTCAAAAAGCAGCAGGAGAGAAATGGATCGGATGGTGGATGCTCACAGGAAATCAGCAACTAGATGATCTATACAGAAGAGCAGGAAAAGAAAAGCCTCTTGATCTTGTATTTGGGAATCGTGACTATGCTAAACAGATATGGAACGAGTCTGTGATGGATATTACAAGCAACACAGGAAAACAGATAGCAAAGACGGTGCAGAAAGGTCTTGAGAGTGGACTATCAACTAAGGAGATAGCGAAGAACCTAAAGCAAAGTGATCAGGGCGGGATCTTTGATTTGGGAAGAGCAAACAGAATAGCTAGAACAGAAGCCACAAGAGTAGTAAATGAGAGCACAGTAGAATCTTATAAGCAACTTGGAGAGGTAGGAATACAAGTAAAAAAACAATGGTTATCAGCTCGTGATGGAAAAGTAAGGCCCTCACATGCTGCTCTTGATGGTCAAACAGTAGGATCAAATGAGGACTTTGTTCTTCCTGCTGAGTTTGGAGGGGGTTCTGCATCTGCTCCTGCTTCTTTTTCAGAAGTTGGAGAGAATGTAAATTGTAGATGCACAGTACTTCCTATTATTATTGATTAATTCATACTAAAATATGAAGAGAATTATATAGCATAGTTCATAATTTTATGCCAAACTCAAGCAATTGTTTAGAATTATGAACAATTATAAACTATATTGTATAAAACATTAAACAGAGAAAAACAATGAAGAGATTTAGATACACTTTGCATAATGTAATAGGTCATCCATGTATGGAGATATTTTATATTCTCGGAATGAAGAAAGCAGCTACATGGATTCATGATGCAACTCTTCCAAAAGATAAAAAAAGATCGGATACTTTTACATATCCGATCTAATGTATAAAAATATATTGATTTTCTTACCATAAAATATACTTGATTGATAGATTGCTTATTTCTTCTTCTTCAGCAAATGATTGATCTTGATGTTCTGAAAAGATCTCTAATATATCTGTATATGTTTGATCTATTCTCTTCTCTATCTTCTTCTCTTCTTTGATTGGAGGAGGAAGAGAGATAGGAGGAACTGGTTCTGTATATATGATCTCGCCCTGTTGATGAAATTCGATAATATTATCTGATGAGTTGTAATATACTAAAATATCAGTTTGATCTTTTATTACTGGAGTAGAATATTTTGATGGCCCATTAACAGAGATCGTACCTGTAAGAGAATCGTAATTTATCATTTTCTTTCTCCTATTCGTATTTCGTTATCAATGCTACATTAATAAATCTTTTTAGGTTCTGAGGTAAAGACCCTCCTACAGCATGATATGCATTAATAAGTTCTTTTTTCGCATCATTAGAAAGTATATATTTATTATTAAAATAATTAGATATTCTATTGTATGGCAAATCGTAATTGTTTTTGATATATTGTAATTCTTCTTGCCAAACTTCAGAGTCTATAACTAAATTATCTTTTGGGAAGTCTTCACCACGATAAACATATAAACCCAAACCATGACGAGCAATTGCCTTTGTGATACATCTTTGAATAGTTGTTATTACATCTTGACTTGTTAGATCCTTTACTAGTATAGATTTGTTATAGTGATTGGTTACAGCAAGATATTCAATGTGTTCTATATCGTTAATTTGAACTCCTGCCTTGATCCAAGCTGTTTTATTATCGTGATGATAATTCAAACCATCTTTATTCTCGTATACTGTAGATTTGGCTGTAGGATAGTTTGAGATCAATATCTTCCAAGCATCAGCCCATGATAGATATTTGAGGTTTGCAGATCCTTTGGTTCTTACAAATTCGTCACAGTTTATTTTAGATAATATTTCGAATGTTGATTCTTTCATTGTTTTTTCCTTTGGTTAGTTAATGTATTATTACTATAGCATCCTGTTGACACCTGTCAACACTTATTATTAAAAAACAACAATAAATTGATTTTCTTTGATTAAATAATTGTGAGCATGATCCTCTTTTGGTATATTGAGCAGGAGGATCAGATGAAAACGTACACCTATATAGTCAAAAGAGCAAAGAGCAGGAAGAAACAAACAGATAGAGTTTCTTTTGTTGCTAGTACAGCTTCTCCTGATCGATATGGTGACATCATAGATCAAAAAGGATGGATAACATCAAACTACAGAAAAAATCCTGTTGTATTGCTCAATCATGACAGTTCACAACTTCCGATCGGGAAAGGTAATGTATCAATTAAAAATCAGCAACTTGTTATTGATGTTGAGTTTGACGATGAAGATCCAAGAGCGCAAGAAGTCAAAAGAAAGGCTCAAAACGGGTTCATGAATGCTGTTTCTGTTGGGTTTAGGCCCTTAGAGAGCAAATCAAGATCAGAACTCTCCTCGGATAGTCCTTATTATGGGAAGAGGGGAATGTATTATAGTAAAGCGGAACTCTTAGAGGTTTCGATCGTTACAATTCCCGCAAATGGAGAAGCAACAATGTTAGAACAGAAGTTTTATAATTCACTCAAAGAAGATTTGTTATCAGAAATGAAAAATCTCATCAAAGAAAATATGTTTATCAGCAAGCATATTTTAGAAGTGATTGAAGAAGATGATCGATATGTTGTTTCTTTTGCAAAAGGTGAAACAGAAGAGCCTGAAGAAATAGAAGAGATTGAAGAAGAAGAGATCGAAGAGGAATATAAAGAAGAAGAGGAAGAGGAAGAAGAGAAAGATCTATCTGAAGAGTCAACAGAGGACATGGAAAAAGCAGATAAGGAAGAGGAAGAAGAGAAAGAAGATAAAGATTTTAATGATTTAATTGAGGCTTTTGCCTATATACTCACATCATAGTAGGAGATACACTATGGATAACAACAAAATAGATGAAGCAAAACGTCTGATTTCGGGCATTGTCTCACATCAAAAAAACACTGATGATCGTTTGAGAAACTTCGAGGATCAAGTAAAAGACTTGAAACATGCTCAGAAGTTACTTGCAGAAGGTCAAACAAAAACCTATGAGCCAGAAGTACATAATAATGACTTTGCTCTTAAGCAATATACAAACGAAGACGGCTCTATCCAATGGAATACTTCAAACGTTTCTAAGAATATTACAGGTCAAGGAAGAGTAAATATCGAGCAGAAAGGACTACTTGATGCTGATGTTTATGCTAACCAATGGCATGCTGATCTTTGCAAAATGAATCAAGATCGATCACTTGCTCGTATGATGATGAAAGATCCATATACTCCTAAATCAGATATGAAACTTTATAGCCACCTCCAAAAGGCTCCTAGTTTTATGAAAAATGCAGTTAATAAGATCTTTGCTGACAGTGCGGGTGTTGGGGGCGATTGGATACCTGATGAATTTAAGACTGAATTGTATCAAACCTTTCAAGTTCCTCGTGGTCTTCGTGCTTTGTTGCCATCTGTACAAATGGAACGTGAAACTCTTCTTATTCCTAAACTCTCTCGTGGTGGTCGTCCGTACATTAAAGGTGTCGCCACAGATGACCTTGCCAAGTACCAAGCAAGTACCATAGAAAGCGCTCAAAAAACCGTCAGAGCCAAGGGATTAGCAACATTGATGAATATTGATGATGCAGCAGGAGAAGATTCTGCATTTGCGATCATTCCTGCATTATCTAAGCAAATTGCTCAAGATCTTGAGGATGCTTTTGAAGATTGTATGATCAATGGTGATACAGCCGTAACGCATCAAGATGATATTGCTAACTGGAATCTACGCGAAAGATGGGGAACAAGTGGGCTTGGCGGGGCTTCTGATCATAGACGTTTGTTCTTAGGATTCCGTGCTGCTGCTAAAGACAAATCTTCGGAGAAAGATATTGGTGGAACAGCTATGGATTTTGGAGAGTACATGGATGCGGTTTCTCAAATGGGGGAGCTAGCTGTTGGTAACAAGATCTGTGTTGTATCTCCTGAAGCCTTGATCGCTAACTTCTTGCAACTCGAACAGGTTGTAACATTAGAGAAGTTTGGCCCTCAAGCAACTGTATTAACTGGTCAGTTGGCTAGCTTGGCAGGTATTCCTATCGTTATGTCTCGTTTCATGGGGGCTGATTTAGATGGTGCTGATGGTCTTTATGATAATGTCAACAAAACCACAACAGGATTTATCATCTTTAACCCTGATTCATGGTCACAATATGTAAGACGACAAATTACTATTGAGAGTCAAAAAGAAATAGCTTCAGGTGCCATACAACTTGTTTCAACAATGAGGGCTGTTATGGATTCTCCTGATGCCGCATCTGTTAAAAATGTTGTTTATGGTTACAATTTACCAATATAATTTAGGAGTTTTAAAATGTTTATATTATCGTACAAATTAGGTAACGTTCAAGCTACGGATGTCACTGTTGCAGTTCCTGCTCCTGTTGATTGTCGTATTGAATCAGCCCATATTATATGCTCTGTTGCTGTTGCTTCTGGTGCTTCTCCAAAAGTATCATGTGAGGTTTATGCTGATGATGATGCTACAAAGTTATTAATTGCTGATTCTCAAGCATCAGGATTTGCAGAGAATACACCTGTTGCTATGACTCTTCAGAATGGTGTATCTCCTCGATATGAGAAAGATCAAGCGATACAATTAAAATTAGATTTCACTGGTTCTTTGGCTAGTGTTACTGATATTGCATTCTTCTTGAAATGTGTACCTGCAAGAGATATATAGGATTTAAATGAATGAGTTTGGTATCTGTATCAGTATTAAAAGAGTATCTCCCTGAGATACAGGGATCTAGTATTGATACAGATCTATCCTCTCTTATTTCCCGTGTTGAGTCGTACATTGCTCGATATTTAGGTTTCCCTCTTGCTGATGGTAATACCTCATATGTATTAGATCAATCAACATATACTGTTTACATTGATCAACCTATGTATGAGTTATCCTATGTTTTACAGTTATCTATCAAACCAGTTGTATCTGTTACATCTGTTCATTCTGATGTAGATAGAGAATATGGAACTGATACAGCTATAGATCTTGCTAAAACTACACTAGATAAACAGAACGGTAGGCTCATTTTAAACGATGAATCTACTGATACTTTTGATAATGGTTATCGTGCTAACAAAGTTATTGGTTCTTTTGGGTTTAATACCTCAAGCCCTCCTCATGACCTTGTACATGCTATTTGTGTGTATTGTGCTCATTTACAGCGTGCAAAAAGCAGTCAAGGAAATCAATCAATAGCTCAAAGAAATAGTACGGTATCTCTATCACCTAGAACCATGCCGATCGAGGTTAAAGAAATACTGAGAGGATATAGAAATGTCTCAGTTATCATTTGATCAGTTTCTCACCAGGATGAAAAAAGCATCTTCTAACCTCCTCAAAGAGTTACAGAAGGAATTGATGAAATCTGCTTTGAGAATGGAGCGGGATGGAAAATTAAACGCAACAACATATCCTAAAGTAGTAACAGGGAGACTTCGATCTTCTATTTCTGGGATTGTTGACAGCAAACAAGGAACACCTCGAATAATATTAAAGGCGGGTGGATCGGGTGCTGATGTGAATTATGCAGAATATGTTGAGTTTGGTACTGTGTTTATTAAGCCTCGTCTGTATTTGGGTCGGGCTGTGGCTGGAGAACGAGATCGTCTTCCTGATAGGTTGGGTTCTTTACTTGCTGTTGCTATGGGTGACAATCGATGAGTAATACTGTACAGGTAACAATATTAAATAGGCTTAAAGTTGTTATTGCTGCTGATTATAATGCAGGATATTCGGGTCTTGATCTAAGGGATCGTGTTGTTATTGGTGCTCCTATTGGAGCGAATCAAGTACCATCAGCAAACATAACCTTTATTGATACCATAGAACAACAGGGAAGAACTTTAGGGCGATATTTGGGCGAGACTGTATATCAAATTGTATGTTATGCAGGAGGAGGAACATTAGAAGCAAGAGTTCAAAATGCTATGAATCTTGCGGGAGATATTCAAAAAGCAATAACTTCAGATCGTACACTAGGCTTAAGTGGTCAAACTCAAGATGTTTTGGTCAATTTTACAGCCCTCGATGGTGAAGAATATGGTATAAGTCAAACAGGGATCTCGCTTATAGAAGTTAGAGTGACCCATCAATCAATATATGGTGTTTAATGAGTTGGTTTAATAAAGATTTTAAAAGACGTATACCAGTTGTTATTGATTGCTCAAGCACTTCATCAGGATCTATTGATTTTTTTATAGAGATTCCTAAAGAGTTTGATGATTTTTGGAGCAATGCAATTACCACAGGAGGAACAAGCGGCTATGATGTTGTTATAACTGATGATACAGGACAAAGAATAGCCTTTGAAAGAACAACTTGGACACCTGCAACCCCAAGAGGGGTTTTTAAGATAGCAGGATATACACTTCCTGCATCTAACACTATGCTTATTGCTTATGTATATTGGGATAACCCCGATCAAACTATAGATCATTCAACCGCTTATGGTGGTGGAGGATCTCCCTTAATAGGACATATATATTTAGGTGCTCCTTTTCAAAATATCGTTAATGTTGGATCAAATCAGGGATTATCAACTGTTCCAACTACAATAATTCAAAAAGATCTTGATGAAAAAATAGATATTTGGTTTCCTGTTTCTCATCTTCTTGCTCCTCGCTCCTTACCATATAATGAGCGACTTGATTTTAGAGCGGTTGAATATATAGATGTACAGGTCTTGAATTCATCAGGGGTCAATCAAGCATCAATGTATGCACTTTCTGAAACAAGATTGATCGCGGGATGGATTAGGGTTAGAGTACAAGCAGGAGCAAACAATACAGATTATGTAGTCAGAGCATTGGTTTATAGTTCTGATTCTGAAGTTTTTATCATTCCATGTCTGCTACAAGTCAGGCAATTATTACCATCATAGGAGGTTATCATGCCATTAGAATTTGGACGTGGTGCATTTATTAAAATAGGAGAAGAGACTACTTACGGAACCATAGCAGGAGCCATGGGTGTTGATAATAGGATCATCTCTGCATCTTTTCAAAAGACACAAGAAAAAGAAAGAAAAACACATCTATCTCAATCGGGATCAGGTGGTTTTCAGAATGGGCATTTCGAAGCCTTTCTCAATTGCGGAGGTTCTATTGATCTTCCTCTTCTTTATGAGGGCACAGGAATGTTGATCAAGGCTGCTGTTGGAAATGCAACAACAACAGGAGGAGGTCCAACTTATGAGCATTCTTATATCCCCTCTGCTGATGGATCTGTCCCATCTCTATCTATTGGATTACAAAGAGGAACGGGATCAAAAGAGATTTTTCTAGGTTGTAAAGTTGCAAGCATGAATATATCGGGATCAGCAGGAGAAGAAATAACAGCATCGTTTGATATTATTGCTCAAAATTCTCAAGCTCGAGCAGCTGCTTATACTTCCTCCTTTGGAAGTGGAAAACAGATGTTTCATTATGAATGTGGAAATCTTAATTATAGTGGTAACAATTTCCCAATGAAATCTTTTGAGTTTACACTTGATAACAAACTTGAAAGAAGAAATGTATTAGGTGATAAGAAAACCTTAGAGCCAGTTGTATCAGATGTTAAGGATGTTACTCTATCTGTTACTTTGGAGATGGAAGATAACCTTTTATTTGATAACTACATAGCAGGAACTCAATCAGATGTTGTTTTTACATTGACAAATAGTGATGGAGATGCTTGTGAGATCACGATCAGAAATGCTTATGTAACTGACTATGATGATTCTGTTAATACGTTTGGCCCTCTTGAGAGAACTATGACTTTTATTGGAGAGTCTGATGCGGTTGATGAAGCTATTTTGATCAAGATAACAAATGCTCAAGCAAGTGCTGTAGCTAACTAATGATTTCAAAATTGATCTCTCATATTTTATATCGTTGTCAATGTACTATTAGATATTTATCAGATAGTACAGGGATCGATTATGGGATCATTTACAGAATGCTAAACGACAATAGAACCCCTACAGAATGGGAATCTAAACAACTAAATATTTTTTTACAAGAACATACAGATTGGAAACAATCATATATCAATATGAGACTTCAAAAGGCAGGAGAAGAAATTGGAGATATTAAAGGAAATAGCAAAGGCTAGTACGTTTCAAATAGCGTGCTTTGATGGTAAATTACTCATCGAGGGCAGGATATTAACAGCATCAGAAATTGAGCAAATAGGACTAGGATCTTCTTTGCTCGCTTCTGAGGTTTTAATGCAAAATAAAAAGCAAGGATTGAGCGGAATAGATGCAATCAGACAGAAAGCAGATGAGGATGGTCTTGAGGGTCTTGATGAAACTGAGGTCTTAAGATTGTTAGACTTTGCGAAATCAATCAGACCAGAAACCATGGCAAGAATATCAGAAGATCAAGATAAGATATTATGTAAGGTTATCAAAAGAGCATCTCAAGATCAAGGGGCAACATGGGAGAATATAACACTATGTCATGCTATGGAACAAATGAATGCTGAGCAGAATGTCCTTTGGGTTGGGGTATTTACCTCAGAGGATAGAAACAACATTATTAATAAAGCAATGCAGGGCCAACAGGAGGCAGTTGAACGGTTAAAGCGGTTTCAAGGCTGATCCGAATTATGTTTTTCTTGTTGATCTTGTTGCTCGTACTTATGGAAAACTTCCTAGTGAGATCGTTAAGTTGGATTTTGATGATCTCTATATATGCATACATTGTATTATACAGAGGTCAAAACGGTTTAATAAGATTCTAAAAAAACAATCTAGAGGTAAAAATGCTATGATATTTCCGATAATAAATATTTCAGATCTTACAGATATGATATAATGAGGTTGTTATGCCTGCAGAAAATGTTGTTGAGTACATTGTTAAAATAAAAACCAAGGCCGCAGAGCAAGGTCTTGACGATCTTACTGCTGATCTGAGTAAATTATTAAGGGAGCTAAAAAAAGCAGATAAACAAGGAGGAGAAAGCTTTAAGAAAACCAAAGAATCAGCAAAGAAAACCAATGATCAGCTGAAGAAAACACAAAAACAATCATCAAGAACAAAGGATGCGTTAAAGGAAATTGGAAGAGTTCGATCTGTTTTTGGAAAAGTTCAATTTGCTCTTGCAGGGATTGTTGCGGGGTTAGGTGCTACAATTGTTGCTGCATTTAAAGTCACCCAAAAAGTAACAGATTTAACCAATGAATTAAACGATCTATCTGTTAGATCGGGTGTTACTGCTGACTCTATACAGGGATTGAGACAATCCCTATTAGCAAGTGGTCAACCCGCTTCGGAACTCAATACGATCTTGAGTGGTGTAGCTACTCGTTTTTCTACTCTTGCGATCAAAGGAGGAGCAGTTGAGAAGAAATTCAATGACATGGGGATCGCTGTTTTAGATGCAAATGGAAAACTCAGATCAAACAATGACATCATGTTAGATGGTATCAAAAAATTGCAATCAATAGAAGATGCATCTGAGAGATCTAGAGTAGCTGTTCTTCTTTTTGGAAAAGCAGGATCAAAATTAAATCAAGCATTAGCAGCAGGAAACTTTGAGAACTTCCTAAAATTTACAGAAAAGTTTGGAATTGATACGGGACCGGAAGCGTCAAAAGCAGCAGCAGATTTCCAAGTTGCTTTATCATCTCTACAGACAGTTATGAATGGATCTCTGCAAAGGCTTGTTAATTTAGCAGATGCTCAAAATAAAACAACAAGAGGCATGATCACATTAGGATCTACTGTAGTTTTTACTGTTAAATTGATTGAGGGATTGACAGCTGCATATGAAAAATCATCAAAAGTAACTAAAGAATTTTTAGATTTTGCTATAAACCCTTTAGTATACATGATCGAAGGACCTCTTAATTTAGCAATTTATTTACACATTAAAGCATTAGAGTTTATGGGTTTCGAAGTTGATAATTTGAGAAACAAAATATATGATTTTTTAGGAATAGCTAGAGATGCAGTTGTGCAAAACAACTCTTTAGCGAGCGCCTTTAATGATGCATATCTTGAAGCTAAGGAGTTCAATGATGCTGTTGTAGGTTTTAGTGGATCAATGTCGGGATTAGCATCAGCATCAGAGAATGCAGGAGAGCAAATTGCTAAGCTAGGAAAAGAAGCAAAGAAAACAAAAGAGGAAATCAGGACCCTTATGGATGTTGTAGATGATCTTTTAGATAAATTTACCTCTTTTAATGTAAATAAATTTGTTAGTGATTTTGCAATTGGCTTTGCGGTTATTGATAAAATAATAAACAAATCATTTAATACATCAAAAATAGATCTATTTGTCAATACTCTTAATTCAAGCCTACGAAGAGCAACAACACAAATAGACTTTAAAGAGGGCGTTTCTGTTCCTGAGGTCACTTTTGAGGGTTCTTTTATGAGTGGTTTTGAGGAATTATTAACAAAGATTAAAGTAGGAATAGGAGAGATCTTTTCTATTTCTATCAAGGGCTTAGAGCGATCTACAGCAAAAATATCAGGAGCACTAAGCAAGGGACTATCAGCGGGGGCATCTTTAGC